CAATTTGCTATAGCCTATGGAAATCTAAACGGTAGTGGTAGTACATTCTTTAGTTCAATTACTGGATCTTCACCTACTAGAACAATATATGGACAATATAGAAATTTAATATATGGAGATGAAAACGCATCTTTTACATTTGGGTCAGTAACATCCTCGGATTTTTGGGCAATTTCAATTGATAGAACACGATATAAAGAAAAACTATTTTTAGGATCTTTAAATTTAGTATTATCGGGATCAGGAGGACTTTTATATCTTACTGATAATAGTCAAGTTGTAGATTCAATTGTATTTACAGATGCAGGAAGAGTATTCCAAATTGTAAGTGGATCCTCAGGAAATGTATATAGTGATGATAATCCCAATGGATACAGCCCAACTTTTGGTTCTTATGGATTATTTTTACCAGATATTGCTACTATAATATTAAACCCTACAGCTATATCAGAATCAATTCAAGTAGAAGCTAGCCAATCTTTTAATACTCCTGGATTAAATAACCAGACATTATTTACTGCTATAAGTGGAGCTGCTAATTTTGGATTAAATAATGAAGAAACAATCAGCTCAGATTATATATTTGTAAGAGTTAAAAATTCTGAATACAATTATACTGAAAATCCAAGTTTTATAAGTGGTAGTACAGGTGAGGTGTTATATAATTTATTTATTAATAGCCCTCAAACTTATATTACTACTGTAGGTATGTATAATGAAACTAATGATTTATTAGCAGTAGCTAAATTATCGAGACCGTTATTAAAAGATTTTACCAAGGAAGCTCTTATTAGAGTTAAGTTAGATTGGTAATATGTAAATGATATATGAGTGCTTACAAACAATTTTTATCTTCTGATGTAATATCTACTCCGTTTGTAGTAAATAAAGGTTTTACTTTTAATGGAGCAGCTGCTATGACTGCTTCTAATGCCGGTGTTGATAGATTTTTAGGTAAAAATATAACTGGCAGTTTAAATAATTTAGGGCCTACTACTGGACAAATTAGTACCCAATATCAATCTTTAATATATAATTCTGTTAAACATTTATATTATTCTAATTTTTTAACCTCTAGTTATGGTGATTCTATTAATAGACAATACATTATACCTGGAGAAAATGAAGCTGGAGATGTATTAGTAGGAGCCATTCATAATCCAAATTTTGAAAATTACCCTCAAACTAGTTTATCCTTTCCTAAAATATTCCCTACCGGTTCAGATAATATTATAGGGGTAATATCTATTCCTAAAAAATTATTTGGTGAACAAATATTGCCTGAATCTTTTAAACTAACCTCAGGAAGTATTACTTTATATGACGATGGAGAAGGAAATATATTCGATCCCCAAGGAGATTTAGTAGGAAATATAATATATTCCCACGGACTAGTAATCCTTTCAGTTGATTCACAATCAATAGGAAGTACATCTGTTTATGATACAGCTATATATGATACTAATACTTACGGAGACGATGATGGAACTTCAGTTTTAAATTTTATTACAGATTCAAATGTTACATGCTCATTTTCAAGTTCATTAACATTATTTGAAACACAATATAAGTGTACAATTAGTGAGAATGAATTTAATTTAAGTTTAAATCCGAGTTTATCTCAAAAAATTAATAATAATATAGTAGTTTATGATTATACTACTGGTTCATTCTTTGCACCCTATATTACTACTGTAGGTCTTTATAATGAAGATCAAGAGTTATTAGCTGTAGGTAAATTAGCTCAACCTGTACCTACAAGTACATTAACAGATATGCATATAATAATTAATTTAGATATGTAAATGTGGTTATACGAAAATAAAGTTATAGAAAAAATAGAAGATTTTCCTGAAAACACATATGGTTTTGTCTATATGACAACTCATATACCTACAGGAATATCTTATATTGGTAAAAAAGCATTGTTCCATAATGTTAAGAAAAAACTTACTAAAGCTGAATTAGCAGAACAAACAGGTCCTGGTAGAAAAGCAACCACTAAAGTTGTACAAAAAGAATCAGATTGGAAAACTTATTATGGTTCTGCTAAACCTATTCTTGAAATGTTAAAAGATAAAAAACATAAAGAATTTAAACGTGAAATACTTCATGTAGTTTCTAATAAAAAGTTACTTACATATTATGAATGTAAGTATTTGTTTAAATATGGTGTATTAGAGTATCCTTTAGAATACTTTAACGATAATATTCAAGGTCGCTTCTTTAGCAAAGATTTCAAATAATTTGGCTCTTTAACATAATGTTATTATCTTACCTACAATGGTAGATACTATTTTATTAAATACTATACAATCTGTTTTAGGAACAGGTAAACCTACTGCTAGGGGGAATTATTCATTCCATTGCCCTAATTGTAATCATCATAAATTAAAATTAGAGGTTAATCTAGATTCTTCATCTATTAATTTCCAAAATTATGGGTGTTGGGTTTGTTCATTTAAAGGTAAGTCATTAATTACTCTGTTTAAAAAAATTAATGCTCCTAAAGAAAAATTTGAAGAATTAAAATTACTAATAAATAGTACTTCTAAAGAAAAAACTGATACTACTCAATATCAAAAATTATCTTTACCTAAAGAATATCTATCTTTATCAGATATATCTAATAATAGTATTATCAAAAAACATGCTTTAAAATACTTAAAAAAAAGAGGAATCACAGAATATGATATTGTTAAATACAATATAGGTTATTGTGAAACTGGTCCTTATAAAAATAGAATAATTATTCCCTCTTATGATAAAAATGGGATTTTAAATTATTTTACAGGCAGAACATTTGAACCAGAAAATCCCATTAAATATAAAAATCCTCAAGTTTCTAGGGATATAATTCCATTTGAATTGTTTATTAATTGGAATTTACCACTGATATTATGTGAGGGACCTTTAGATGCCGTAGCTATTAAACGAAATGCAATTCCCTTATTAGGTAAAACTATACAGCCTAATATAATGAAAAAAATAGTAACATCATCTGTTAAAAAAATATATATAGCATTAGATAAAGATGCTATAGATCAAGCATTAAAATTTTGCGAACAGTTATTAAACGAAGGTAAAGAAATATATCTTGTTGAAATGGAAGATAAAGATCCAAGTGAACTTGGGTTTGAACAATTTACAAAATTAATCCAAAAGACATATAATTTAACATTTTCTGATTTATTTGAGAAAAAATTATATGCTTTTTAAATCTAAAAAGTATGAATAAAGGAGATAATATACATAAAAAAAGTGTTACTAGATTATTAAATATTGATTATGAATCAAAACAAGTAAATTTTTTAGATACTAGATATTACAAGAGAAATAATGATTTTTACCCCTCAGTAACATACGTACTTCAGTATTTTCCTAAAAATAAATTTTTTGAAACCTGGCTTAAAGATGTAGGACATAATGCTGATATAATTGCTAGAAAAGCAGCAGATGAAGGAACACAAGTACATGAAACTATAGAACGTTATTTAAAAGGTGAAAAAATATCATGGATAGATGAAAATGGAAAAGCTAATTATTCTATAGAAGTATGGAAAATGATATTAAAATTTGCTGACTTTTGGGAAAAATATAAACCAACTTTAATAGAAAGTGAAATCCATTTATTTTCAGATGAATTAAAAATAGCTGGTACTTGTGATTTAGTGGTAGAAATAAATGGTGAAATGTGGATTTTAGATATAAAAACTTCTAATAGTCTCCATACTTCTTATGACTTACAATTAGCTGCATATACTGCTTGTTGGAATGAAACTTTTCAAGAAAAAGTAACTCGTAATGGAATTATTTGGTTAAAATCAAATAAACACGGAGAAGATAAAAGTGGTAAAAAAATTCAAGGCAAAGGGTGGGAATTATACGAACCTTCTAGATCCATAGAAGATAATATAAAATTATTTAAATCAATACATGAATTATTTAAATTAGAACACCCAGCTCATCGTCCTAATGCAGAAATGTTACCTACTGAAATTCAGTTAAAGTCATAATATTTATGACAAACACTGTAGATGATAAAACTAATAGACTTATTAAAAGAAGCATTAAATAAGCCTAAGGCCATTTTTCTTGCTGGCCCAGCAGGATCGGGAAAATCATATATATCTAAACAATTAGTACCTTCTGATTATACAGTATTAAATGTAGA